GTGACTAGGTATTCTTTGGCTAGCGCTTTCGCAACAGCAATTTTTTGCGACTCTGGTTGCTTAAATCCTATGCGGCTAAGTCGGAGCTTTTCAGCATCATACTTTCCTTGTTTCCATCTTTCAACCATAATCTGGCTATTTTTTATTTTTGTTTCCGGCCGATGTTTATAAGAACCACCATCTAGACCATTTTCCTCTTTTAAGTTAGCCCATTCTTGAGACTCTACAATGTTGTTGTCTTTAGAAAACCGTAAAGCATATTCAACCATTTTCTGCTCATCTGTAAATAGTTGGTACCACAAAGTTTCAATATGTTCACCGTGCTTCTTGATGTGGCGCTTCCAATGCTTGCCGGACCCCAAGTAAGCAACAGGATCTTTTTTGGTTGTTTTACCAAAGTATTTTAGACCGGTAACCTTGTGTTGTTTGATGTATAAGAATGTGGGTAGCATATGCATTAATTAAGTGAAGAACTATATGTATTTATACCAAAAAAAAGGGAACCTTTCGGTTCCCTTTCTAAGTACACTCTTAACGGTGTTTTTTATAATGTAAACAACAGCTTACATTAAATTGCGCACCCCGAAAATACGATAGTATACGTTGCTACGTGGTTGTAGTGTACCATTGCTTGGGTTTAAACCTTGAGCGAATGGGTTAGCTACCATGCCGTAACGAGTTTTGAATCCAATCTTAGGTTGGAATGTATACTGGTCAACAGCACGAACCATTTGGAGAGGAACGTATGGGCAATAGAACAAACCAGCATCATATGGGCTTGAACCTTTGTATCCAACAGTAACCAACTCTTGATTTGATGTGTAACCACCAAAGTATGGGTCAATGTAAACCTTGATACGACCGTGTAACATACCAGCAAATGTATTGCCTGTATCGTCAACTTGGAGGTCAGCTTGGAGAGCAGGAGTGTAAGAAAGAACACCAGCCATAGCCATTGCAGATGCTACGTCAGATGAAACAATCAATACGTTACCTTTACCTCTACGAGTCTGCTTGGCAATCACGTTAGCATCACGTTCAATTTGGAAAATCAAACCTTTGAAACGCTCAACTGACCAACGACCATTAGAGTCTGTATCCAAGTCAAAATAACCTTGAGTTGTTGTACCATACTGAGCACCAGGAACAGCAGTAGTGTAGATAGTACGGATAACTTCACGGTTGATTTCAGCAAGAATCTCTGTAGACAGAATGTTAGACAATTCTGTTTCAGCATCAAGACCATGAATTGCTTTCAAGTCTTGCGCAAGTTCTAAAGAGTATTCAGCTTTCAAAGCACGGGATTGTGCAGTTACAGTAACTTTCTCAATAGAGAATGCCATCTGTTGGAAAGCAGAATTGCCATCAGATCCAAGATACTCAGCAACTGAAGTCTGTAGACCAATACCAGTTGTGAAAGCATTTGCTGACTCATTAGAGATAGCATTGTTAGATGTATCTGTAGTTGGTGTACCAGCAAAACCGTAGTTATTGTAAGGACCAGACTGTGAGCTTGTACCAGTGAAGATTGTGTTTGCTTCATTGTAGAAAGCTTCTGGACTTGCAGAACCTTGGTTGTTGTAACGAGCACGCATTGCAAAAATCAAACCGGTAGGACCAGTCATTGGCTGAACGCCAGCAACGTCATAAGCGATAAGATTTGGCAAAGAACGGCGAACTAAAGAAATCAAGATTGGGTCAAAATTCTGAACGCCACCTGTTACGTTAGTAGGACCGCCATCAGATTCCATCAATGACTGACGGTCTTGCTGCATAGCTTGTTGTTGATTTTCCAAAACAAGAGCTGTAACAGCTTTCTTGTATGGGTCTTTAATAGCGTCTAATTCTGGATGCTCCAGAACTGGTTGCCATTTCTTTTGTAGTTCTTCTGTTAAATACATGGTTTTTCCTTTTAATTATTTTACCAATGTTTGTGAAATGGTTTTAGCATAAGCTTCCATTGAAGGATCAGCATAAGACTTTTTTGTTTCTTCTTCAATTTCAACTTCTTCATCTAATGCAAGTTTATCTGCAACTTTAACATCGGCTTTGAAATATGATTCTTTCAAAGTTTCTAGTTTGGTTACAAAATCTTCCTCAGTAGTATAGTCAACACTTTCTGCAAGTGATTTCAATTTTTCTACTTGAGTTTGCGTTAGGCCTTCACACGCTGTGTAGATAGCCTCAATTTTTTTCTGTTCGTTGAGTTCTTTTGAAAGCTCAACGCCTTTGCTGATTTGCTCGTTGAGGGAAGCTTCAAGTTCTTCAACTTTAGCTGCCAATTCTTCAACAACGCTAACTTTCTCAGCAGGAATATCAATGTAGTGTTCAACAAACAAGTTGCGCAATCCAGAAATAAAGTCTTCAGTAATTTCAGCACGGAGACCAGTTTCAATTGCAAGTTCGTTGTCTTTCATCCACTCCTCAACCATGTAGTTGAGATAATCATCAACTTTAGTGGCCAAGTCTTCTTTAATTTGTTCTACGGCAATTTCAAACTGTTCCATCAACTCTGATTCGGCTTCAGCAATAACTTCTTCAGCACGGGAGATGACAGCAGCTTCAAAAATGGTAGTTGCTTTTGTTACAAATTCTTCAGAAAGATTTTCACCAGACAACAAAGCATCAATATCTTCTTTCATTTTTTCTTTCATTTTGTCGTGCATGGCTTTTTTCTTCATCATTTTTTCTTCTTCTTCCTCAGAAATAACTTCTTCGTCAGCTTCAGTTTCTTCGCCATAAGACTGGAATGTAGCACCTGGATTAGATTGCATCATTTGTGGAGCAACCTTACCGGCAATACGGTCACGAATTGCTGAATAGTCTGTAGCAGGAGATTGAGCAGCGTGTGTTAAATCGGAACGACCCATTGTTTCTTGTGGTTGACCGGACAACTTGGTAGCACCAACGCCGTCTTTTTCTGCACCAACCGGAGGAGTAGCACCAGGAGGAGTAGCTGATGGCGTGCCTTTTGTGTAATCAGGCAATGTATCAGTTTCTTCTTCTGGAGACTGGCCGATTTCACCAGCATCATTAGTACCATAAGCAGTCTTGGACTGAATCTTATCGGCACCAACTTCACCCATTGGATGTTTGTCTGAGCCACGCATACCTTTTTTGGCAGCAATATTGGCATCAAAAGTTGATTTGGAGTCTTCGCCTAACAAAATTGCTTTAGCGGCTTCTGACAGATTAAAATTTCCCATTTTGTAAATCTCCTTGATTTATTGGATATATTTATATATTAAAGTTTTTTCATGAAATTATTGAAAATTTGTAAACTTACTTCTTCAATTTCTCTCTGCGAGGCCTTGCGAATTTGTTGTTGTGATTCTTCAATATTTTGCTGAGTCCAGATTCCGTTAACGAAAACCCACTCAGCACCTTCCATAATGCCTTGGACGAATGCTCCAGGAGCAGAAGGGTCTGCTACAATATCGGCTGCCGTGGCTAGCATGAAATCCGATTGAACCACATTAACTCCGTTAACATTTTTCAAGGATCCCATACCCCGTGAGGATACACCTAATTGGGCGCCACCTTCAATCAACTGACGAGCAATGGTACCCATAGGGGTGTCTAGTACTTTTGCTTTACCAATCCATTGGGTACCATCTTCAGATAACGACTTAATGAGGATAGCAACACGGTCCAAATTGATTGTTGGAGATTCTGGATGCCCCAGCTCTCCAAAAGCACGGTTTTTATTAACATATTCTTCTGTATAACGATGAACTTCTTTCTTCATCGTATTGTATTCGTATAAGCGACCGTTCTTGTTCTTTCTTTCGGAAACAAGGAAAGGACCTTCAATAAAGAGTTCCTTTTTACCGTCAACGCCTTCGGTAATATAATTTACCGTTTCGTGTATTTCTTTAATTAACTTCATAATCCCATTGATCCTCTTTTTCGTAGAGATATTTTTCTTTTTCGTAACGACTGAGTTAATTTAGCACGCCGCTTAAACTTAGCACGCTTTGCCGCTAGCTTCCTATGCCTACGCTCAGTAAAGGACATACGAACCATTTTACCACCACGAATGGTATAACCTGGTACTGCTGAAAAGGTCTTGCGTCTTTGAATCTTACCTTTTCTAATACGAACTCGGATTAACCGTTTTCTACCAATTCGTTGTACATTCGCTTCTGTTACAAAGTCTAAATCTACTTCAACTTCTTCATAAAGTTCTGCACTCAAACGCATTTTAACTTGGCTCAATTTCTCTTGAACCAAGCCAGCAAGCGCTACATTTAAAATGTTTCTTGCTTCAACAGCATTATTGCTTAAAAGCTTTGAAACAAACTCCTTCATTATGGAGTTACACCATAAGGAGCATAATTAAAGGCGCTTGGATCATTAAACTGTCCACGCTGATACATAGCATTATCTTTTCGCAATTCAATAATAATTGTATAAGAACTATTTGCTGCAGCACCAGAAGTGGCAATACCAATATGTCCATTAGCACCAACAGCATTATTTGGAATAGATGGCAATCCTTGGTCCGCTGAATATTCACCATTTCTATTCAACAACATTATTGGTGCGCTTGTGGTTCCTTGCCAAAATAAATTAACATAACCCGTGCTACCCATATTAACTGTATGGTTAATTCTGGTTACTTGCAAATTGTAATATGGTAGAGCAGATCCACCACTAGACAACAATCCTGGTACTGTGTTGGCATTCAAAGCACCATACAAGGTATTTGCCATAATTCTAACTGTATTAGATTCTTGGCCACTACCATCAAAAGCACCAGTCAATTTAATAACTGCTTTTTCAGTAGTATCCTTCAAAACCTGATATGTAAATTGATTTGCCATTTGTTATCCTATTTTAAATGTTTCCAGGCAAAGTCAACGACTTTACCAAAGTGTTCTTTACTTTTATGTGCCATATCAGACACCTTTTTCTTATTCTCGTCATTCAAAGCACCATGCACTTTCAGTACCGCATTAGCAGTCTGAACATCCACTTTCATTGTTTTACCATCTTTAAACTTGACTGCTTTAGCAGTATGGTTGTCTACAATGTGCTTTAGATGACCCATTACATCTTCATCCAATTCTTCAATTTCTACTTCTTCTGCTTGTAAATTCCAAGCCATGGAATCATAAAGTACGGTGACATATTTATCTAACTTATCAATGTAGTATAAGGCTACATTTTTGTTACCTGGATACTGCCTTACCGCCTTCCTTCGCATTATTAGGACTGCTGGAGGTACTGCTGCGTGGCTATGGTTTTGCTTGTCTTTGATTTCTTCAAAAACAGGCTCGTCCGTTACCTCCAGATAGTCCTTAAAATCTTTCATTCTTCTGCGGCAGTATCTTCTGTGCCAACTTCTTCCGCACCAGCTTCCGGTGCATACATATTCATTGCTACCGCTTGTTTAGCAGCCGTAACATGAGCTGTCACTTTGTCATGGATGTTAGCATACAAAGCTTCTCTAAACTTTAAGCCATCGTTATCCATTGCATAATCAATAATATTTCGTGTTGAGTAATCTGCCATTTTTATCTCCAAAAGTTCAATTGGTTAAATATTTATAATATCCGTTTTAATTTCAATAAGGTGGACTCATTTGTCTGTGCTGCTTTGGTTTCTTCCGCAGCCTCATCTTCATCCACATCCGATGGACTTTCTGGTTGCTTAGGCACATTTGACATCATCATCTGCTGTGCCACTTCATTACCTACACCTACTGGAAGCCCCAGACCAGCTTCTTTTTCCTCATCAATCTCGTCTTGCATTAACTTGATTTCGTCATCAGTTAGGCGTAAGACATTGCGTTGAATCCAGGCTTGGGAGAAATACCGACCTGTGTATGGATCCACATTTGACAATAAAGCCAAACGCTCTTTCATTAACTCAGCATCTTTGAGTTCGGTAAAGTTATTGTCCTTAATGAAGTCATAATAGATATGTTCCTTCATTTCGTCCCATTCCTCATTGGTGCAGATACCTTTGAGTACGCACTGAACCCGCATAGCTTGGTCAAACAAATCAGCAAACTTGTTACGCAACCGAGCAACAAACTTAGCAAACTTTAATTCGTCACGGGTAATCTCATTGACACGACCTAATGAGAAACCAGCAGACTCAGGATTTAAGCGTGAGACCGGAACATTGAGTGCTTTGTAAAGCTTACGCTCAAAGTATTTAACGTCTTCCAGCTCTCCTAGGTTTTGACCACCAGGTAGCGTAGCAATTTCAGTACCTTTACCACCTTCACGGCGTGGTAACCAGAAATCTTCCATCATTGATAAGAATTTGCGGTCATCACGAACTTCACCGGTGTTAGCATCATATACAAGTTTGTTCTTGTATTTTACCATGATGTCACGCAGATATTGTTCTGCTTTTAATTTTGGTAAATTACCCACATCAATGTAAAAAATACGGCGCTCAGGTGCACGGCTAATACGATAGATAACAGTAGCATCTTCAATCATCCTTAATTGATTTAATGGCTTGATTGCTTTGTGAAGATAAGACAGTACCACGGCACGGCGAGAATCCATGAGACCAGAAACAACTGAGATAATGGAATCTGTGGTAATACGGACACCAACAGGACCAAAGTTGCTAGAAGAACCAGTAGTAACCTTATCATTGAAGATATAGTATTCATTAACAACATTCATTACCTCTACGCCAGTGCGTTCATCTTTTTTCTTCTTAATCTCACGCACTTTGCGGAGCTTTCGAGGATCAATGTAACGGAGTTCTTTAATACCTTGAGTTGGATTTTCACGGTCAATAATAATATGGTAATACATCTTACCATCAATATAATATCTACGGAAAATATCTTGTGCCATGTTGTTGTAGTTCAACAAACGCAACAAGGTGCTGAATTCGGTTTGTAATGCTTTTTTAATTTTTTCTGGTTGCTGCAAATCGTCCAGCACCATTTTGATAATCTTACCATCATCATCTTGGCAAATGGCTTCATTGATAATATCATCCACAGCCGATTCAATCTCAGGCTGCATGGCCATTTCACGGTAACGAGAGATGAGCTCTACTTCATTCTTGGCGGTCCCGTCTAAATCCACGTAGGTTCCATAATAGGCCGCACTGGTAATAGTGAGGGCTCCATCATCATTGACAGGAGGGCTAAAGGACTGCTGAACAGCTTGGTCGTCATTGCGTTGTTTTCTAGCAATTTCAAAACCAAATAAGCTAAATTTATTATTGTTTGCCATATTCTTCTAATCCAATTCAAAAAAAACATAATGAGAGGACCGAAGCCCTCTCGTAAAATAATTAAACGTCTGTGCTGACAGCATTTGTCCAATACTGATAGGCAAATGTTACTGAATATTCTTCAATAGTATCATTTGAACCCCAATCTAAATCAATTGGAGCAATATCAACCGGGAACATTCCAACAAACTTATATTGATTGATGGAAGCACCAGCTTTGCCGTATTGGTTAACTGTAGCATCAACTGTGTATGAAGATGGTGATGTTGCTGCACCACTGCGTACATTGCCTGCGTGGCTATTAATAGCATTCATCCAAGATTCCATAGAATTACGAATCGTGAAGTCTTCGTCATTAATAATCTGCAATGTCCAGTCGGTGAAGGTACGATTACCAGCAAACTTCATCTCACGACCAAAGTAATAAAGAGGTACAGTACCTACGGTGCTACCAGGTAATTGTGCCGCTTTAGCCATGAACTGAAGCTTTTGTCCAGCTGCTGTTGAGTTGTTAGCGAATGTAGGTAATGTTAGAGTTACTTGAAATAGATTGGGACGGGCTCCGTCACCAATCAAATTTGCTCTAAATTCGGATACATTAAATGTCATTTTTTTCTCCTATATCCTTATTTATTAGAACTGTCCAACGACTTCAGTAAAGTCTACACCTGTACGCACTGCCACAAAGTTCAACTGAATGTAGTTGATGCTGCGGGAAGGTTTAATGTAGATATCACCAACAAATTGGTTAGCATCAATAACAGCAGGAGTGTTGTTTGTAGAATCACAAACTACTTTGAAGTCATAGATACCACGGCGTCCTTGAACATCACGGAGGAATGGAGTTACCAAAGCAACAAACTGTGACTGTGTGAATGAATCGTTGAATTCAAACAATGAGTACTTAGCAGCTTGAGCAATTGTCTTTTCCAAAACAATAAACAATCTACGAACATTGATACGGTCAAATGCAGATGGTTTAGCTTGTAATGTTTTGTCACCGTACAGAATTGTTCCGTTAGATGGGAATGTTACTACTGGATTGATACCAACAGAGTACAGAGCATCACGCTGAGTCTTGTTTGGATTCCATGCCAATTTAACAACATTCTTCAGATTACCACGATTGTATCCAGCTGGAGAGAACCATGGATCACGAACTGAATCGGTGTATACACAAAGACCAGCAATATCACCGTTCAATGGTACCCAACGATATGTGTTGTTGTATTTGTCAAACTGATATTTCCAACCGGTATCGGCAACAGCATAAGATGTTGAACGAGCCAATGAATTGTTCCAAGCAATGATGTTATCAACTTCAGAACCAGACTGACCAATTACAGCATCAGAAGGTGGTGAAATGAAAGCCACACAATCACGGCGTGTATTAACAATGTTATCAATTACCCATTGCTGAACTGTTACATCATGGCCACCAGTCATTACTAGTGAAACATTAACTTCATCAGCATTAGCAAAGTAACTATAAGAATCAATTACATCAGAATCTTGTATTGCTGCTTCAGTACCACCAGATAATGATACTGTTTGTGCTATTGCAACGGTAGCAAATGATGTATTCGCTAAAGGTTGACCCCATGTAGCATTAGTTGTGCTATAGCTTACTGGATCAATTGCGTAAACATACTTAGAATTATTATAGATAAAGTTCTTATAGTAGTTTGAGTTACCCAAAGAATCAATTGAATCAGAACCTTTTGAGAGATACTGGAATACTTCT